GCGCGATACCTTTCGGAAGCACATATATTAAGGTAATCAATGAAAATAATATCAGGTCTAAATGACTTCTTAAGTGCGAGTTCATTAAGAAGTGCCCTAAAGTGTCCTGCATGTGCAGTCGCGGTAGGATACTCCTTAATAATTAGGGACCCTTGAGTTTTTTGTGACAGTTTTGTCACCTTTTCCTCAAACATTACCTTAGGTAGATCTGTCAGTTCCTGAATAGGGACATTGAGGAGATTAGCATCAATTCTCTCCGCAATTTTTTCTTCAGCCATTTCAGCCGTGATGTATAAGACGTTTTTTCCGCTGAGGAGCGCGGAAGATGCGACATGGCACATGAACAAAGATTTACCGACACCAGTGCCAGCCAGAGCAATGTTAAGTGTCTTATTCGGGAGACCGCCTTTCGTAATCTTATTAAAGTATTCAAGATCGAATGGGATGAGATCTTCCTTGCGATGGTATGACTCATATCTTGCCTCATAATCAAGTAAGTAATCGTGTCCTACGTGAGCATCAAAAGAAACTGCCAGAGCATCTGACAGGATGCTAGGGATTGCGTCACGGTCTTTGTCTTTATCTTTCCCATCAGCAAGTGCGATGGATTCCATCAGTGCCAAGTAAATAGCACGATCACGACACCACTTCTCAGTAGTATCTACCAACCAATCATAATCAGTAGGGGCATCTTCAAGATAACTAATGAGTTTTGTAATCTCAGTAAAAGTTGTATCATTGATATCTTGGCGTTTCTCTACTTCAATACAAAGAACTTCTTTTGTTGCAGGTTGATTATATTGCTGAACAAATTTTTCAATCTCTTCAAATACAATCCTTTGATTTGAATCTTCATAGTAATCTGCCTTGATAAAAGGAATTACCTTACGAAGATAATCCTCATTATAAAGAAGATTTCTTAAAATTAGAATTTCAACTTTGTCCATATGATATATCAAATACAAATGACTTTAATTATGATCCGTAACTAAACTGCTCCTTTGCAATTTCATCCAGTTTCTCCATCACTTCAGGTGTGAAATAAGTTTCTGGATCTTTATAGATTGCTTTGGCATAGACTTTCTTGCCGTCTATCTCATAACGACCTGCAACATTTTTCCAAAGACCACCAAGTTCACCTAACTCAAGTAAACCGTAATACCTATCAAGACCACGATGATCGTAAAATAGACGAATAGTGACATCCTTGTTCTCCTTACTTAAACGCGACTTTGCTGTTTTAGCTTTAATAAGATTTCCAATGACTTCTGTTCCATCCTTTTCTTTCTTTTTGCTGAGATAAATGATCGTAGACGCAGCATATTTGAGACCGCTGCCTCCGCCCATTTCTTTGGTGGGAACGTATGATCCGATGACATCGTAGGTATGGTTGGTAACAATAAGTGGAATGTTTGCTTGACCAAGTTTGAGGGTGAGCATACGAAATGCTCCTTTGACAAGTTGGGATTTGGTCATGTCCCTGACTTGCTTATCATCTAGTGCATCACGGATCTCCTTCTCTGTGGAAAGCATACCCAGAGAGTCTAACACAAACATGCAGGGTCTGCGTTCGTCTTCAGATTTTTTTAGGTAAAGATCAACTGCCTTGAGTGCTTTTTGGCGAAACTCCTCAATCGTAACAACATTAACTACCACAAGGCGATCCATGTCTATTCCACGACTTGCGATAAGACCCTTGTTAACAGCGGCTTCAGTGTCAAAATATAAGCAATACCCATCAGGATTAGCATCCAAGAAATTTTTGACGACGGCAAGCGAGAAGAAAGTTTTACCAGTGCTAGACTCACCAGCAATGGCAGTAATCTTATTCCCAGATACACCACCAAATACACTACCTGAAACGAGTCCGTTAAAGATGTACGAACCTGTGTCCACAAAGTTTTCTGTGTCGTCGATGTCTCTTGCGAGTTTGGTGTAGTCATCTCCGATCTCTTTTACAATCTCTTTTAAAAAATCCATTACAATACAAATCCAAATTCTTCACGGGCAATTTTCTTATAAGGACCACCTGGGTTAGCATCACGAATGTCCTTAATCTTATTCAGTTTTTGATAAAGGGATGTATCACCACCAAGTCGCAATGCGCTTACAATAGTAGCAAGTTCTTTATCGTTGATAGGCAGTTCCATTAGGAGAAAAATAGTTCCAGGTTTACAGTTTTTTCGACATTCCATCCAATAGCATCAAGGATTGCTTTCAGAGGTTCGACAAAGGACTTTTCAAATTGTAAGTCATAGTCAATGTACTTGTCAAGATCGAGTTCCTTAGGAAACTCTTGAATAAAAGAGATAATATTTTCGTGAATGATATTAGGTTTTTTTAGATAACAAAATTTAATCTTTTCACCATTTTGAATAAGAGAATACTTATTAGTAAGTTTTTTCTCTTTAATGTAGTGATTAAACAAAAGAGCACCACGACAATGGATTGGTGTTCCCTTACTATAAATGTCAGAGGAAGATTTATACTTCTGAACATCAGAAACAGATCTTGGAAAAGCAATCTGTTCTGGTGGAAGTTGCTTAAACTCTTTGCGAGATTGATCAATAAATTCAATCACATCTTCTTCTGTGCCAGTCATCATCAACTTCAGAGCATCTTTAATCATCTTCCTACAAGGTGCAGGAGTGGACGATTTGACTGCTTCAATACCCATCATCTTCAACTTAGGGTCTTCATATCGGACACCTTCACTATCCCACACGTTGAGAATGTATCGCTTCTTTGCAGTCCAAATACCACGGTCAGCAATGTTCTCACGCTTCATTTGCATTTTTTGGTCATATGCCGATACATACGTCGCCAAATCCGCATAGCATTGATCGATATACGGTTCCAGTTTATCACGGCAAACCATATTAAGTAGTTCCACAACTTTTGCTTTGTCGCTAGACCGATTAGCAAAAAATTTATCAACAAGAGGTCCAAGATTAAGATAAATTGAATCTGTGTCAGATGCAATTACGTAGTCCTCGTCAGTTGTAGACAACAGTTTATTTAGATACTG